TTAATATTTCCTAAAAACAAATTATTGATAAGTGTTCCATACATTATTATAATTTCAATTGTTATTTATTTGTTTTATAAAAGTATTAAATAAAAATATAATTAAATAAAAATATAATTAATATAAAAATATAATTAAATAAAAATATAATTAAAAAAAAATATAATTAAATAAAAATATAATTAAATAAAAATATAATTAAATAAAAATATAATTAAATAAAAATATAATTAAATAAAAATATAATTAAATAAAAATATAATTAAATAAAAATATAATTAATATAAAAATATAATTAAATAAAAATATAATTAAAAAAATATTAAACAAATTAATTCAAATAATTATTTTATTTGAATTAAATGAGGTTCGGTTCAAAAACACAGGACTGAATCCACAAAATCTTTCAAGCGTCTATCCTTTGCTCGGATATTTTCTGCATTCAAATATAAGATCAATAATTTTCGGAGTTGTTTCCAATTATAGTAAGCAACTCTGGAAATATACCGATATTTGAATGTACACTTGACGATTAAAAAGTAATCACAAACTGATTCCTCTCTAGATTCAAAAAGATGTTCCAGATCGCAACATGCATCGATATAATCAATGACATCACGAGTCATTTCGCCAATAGTGAAAGCACTACCAACCAATGGCGCTTCAGTGACACTTTCAATTTGAATCAATGCTGATTCCATGTAAAATTTCAGTAATTGAATATCTATTTTAATGAAGTTATTAATATGTTATTAATTTCAATTTTTTATTATATGATTTTTATAATTTTATTATATATAAATGGGGGGTGGAAATTCAAAATCAACATCCGAGGTGAGTCAAAAATATGATACAACAATAATTACAAAAGATGATTTAGAATTACTAAATTCAAATATAAATGAATCCGTTGTAAATACTATTATAAATCAAGCAAGTAATTGTTCAGCAAGTATTTCTGGTATTCAAAATGTTAAATTAGCTAACATTAAAACTACTGGTGATTTATATCTAAACACAAAACAACAACAAACAAGCAATATAACATTTGATTGTCTTCAAATATCATCTTTTAAAAATAATATTGCAAATGATATGCTTAATAAAATAATTGATACTTTTAATTCAAATTATAAAACAGAAGTAATTGATAAATTAGAAACAATAGCAAGTGGAAAAGCTAGTTCAGGTTTTGGATCTTCTATATTCTCAGGGGATACAGTTACAAATTCAAAAACAAATGTTGATTATAAATTTAGTAACATAACTGATATTCATAAAAATATCCAAAATATAATTAAAAATAGTATTGTTACAAATCTTAACCTTGATGATGTTCAAAATTGTATAAGTAGCATTAAACAAAATCAAGAAGTCGCCATGACGAATCTTGATGTAGGTGGAAAAGTTATTGTTATTGTTGATCAAAATCAAAGTGCACAAATATTAAGTAAATGTATACAACAACGTAATATTGCAAATGATATAACTTCAAAAATAATAAATGATTTAGAATTAACTGTAAAAACAGAAACAGAAATAAAAAAACAAACAGAATCAAAAGCGGTTGCTGAAAGTGTATCAGAATCCAAAGGAATTTTTGAAAGTGTTGGTGATGGAATTAAAAAAACAGTTTCAAGTATTACTGATCCAATAAATAAATTTTTTGATGGTTTATTTGGAGGAGGAGGAAGTGGAAGTTGGATGACATATATTGTATTAATAATATGTTGTTTATCAATTATATTGATAATCGGAGGTGGATATTATTATATGACGATGAAGGGAGGAAATTTAAATAATAACCAAATACAAACAATGACCATTAAATAAAATTATTTATTTTTTAAAATAAATAATTTTAATAATAATTTTGTAATAATAATAATTATCATTTAGTTAGAATATGCTAATCCTCCCATTCCACTCATACAACGTAAAACGTTATAGTTAAATGCAAAAATGTAAAGTTTAGAATCAGTAACATAATCCAATGTTGGAACAGTTGAAATCCCCGACCGATAAGGATCAGAAAATCTTAGTGATAATTGAGTAGTATCAATACGAGACAAGTTAGCAGTACCAGACGGCTGATGTTGCTCAGGATGAAGTCCAAAACTGTAAATATTAATTCCATCGCCTGGTGTTCTAGTATGGTGTTGCCATGGTTGGACATAATTGAAATAACTGCCTTCACATGCATCAAAACGATCATGTCCGTTAAGAATAATTGTTCCATCATAAACAACATTTCCCTGACCATCAAGACGAAGTCCATAGTTATTAGGTTGGATGACTGTAACATCATATGGATTTCTACCTGCAACAGTATATCTACGTGTATCAGTGAAATCTTCAACTGGAATAGACACATCACGAAGTTGCATTGCATGAGCAACAACACTCACACCACTGAGGGTATATGTAGTCGCTCCTGCAGCAGTAATAGTCAATGCAACAGTAGTCAACTCAGACGACATGTTAAGCGTATTATACATCAAAACATCAGCATCAACATATCCATATTGAGTACCAAGTGCACCAACAGTATTATTAACATAAGTAACAACAAATCCAACAACCGATGTACCACATGTAACATTGGTAGTTTCGGTCAATGAAGATCCAGCAGGAATAACAATAGTTGGTGTCAACGACGTTCCACTTACAGTTGTTCCAGTATAAATCATATTCATTGCCAAATTGTATGCCGCATAATTCAATGCATCGGTCCATCCACCATCAGTTTCGCCATCGGCATAACACAAAAATCGCCCACGCGATCCAGTAAATGTAGATCTATTAGCTTCACCATTATATGCACCACATCTCATCGCCCAAATAAGTTCCTTGCATGGATGATTGAAATTCAACTTGAATTTTTGAGCATTCAATGTACTGGTTGCAGTTCCAGTCAATGTTTCTTCACTTGAAAATTGTACTTGTTCAATTAAATATTCATGTCCAACCTGCGCAAATCGTCTACGTTCCTCAGAATCCAAATAAATATAATCAACCATAATTGCACCCTCAGTATACTGAAATGTCGTCATACTCGGAGCAGCATTTCCACTCCATACAATCAAACGTGTAATATCCTCCAGTTCAACCTCAACACGCACTTCATGATATTGTAATGCAATCAGTGGTAGTGCCAATCCATAATTTCGACAAAACCAAAACTGGAATGGAATATATAACGTCTTTGCAGGAATAACAGTATCAGTTGCAGTTGCTGTTGCAGCCGCCAAATCAGTCATATCACTGGAATCTCCAATCATATTCTTATAACCTCTTTCCTGCTCTTCTGTATGCGTCAATTCATACCAAATATCAAGCCAAACTCCAATATGCTTATCAATAATTGTACCTCCAATTGTAACTCTTACTTCATGAATCATTGCATGTCCCAATCTATGAACCCATGCCACTTTTCCATTCAAATAACTCGTTGCACTATATGTAAGATACGAACTTGTAATTGCTGGAACTTTGATCTTTAAATACATCTTCGTTGCCAAGTCACCATTTCGTTGTACCTGAATTGAATATCTCGTCCCAGGTTTTGCTGAATCCATTGGTAATTCCATCATTTCAATTGAAAAGTTAGTATGACGACGATACACAACCTTGAAAAATGTAATCTGAGGATTACCAGTTAAGTACACATCCTGTGCACCATATGCGACCAATTGCATCAAACCTCCACCCATTAGTGATATATATTAATATTAGATTTTATAAATATTTTGATCACACAAAATAAACACATAAATAAATATATTGATTCTTCATATCATGTCACTATTCAAACACAAATCACACGACAGAAAAATTATAGCAAATTTTAGAACAATTGACGAAATCCATCAATGTAAATTATTACAATTCAAAAAACAATTAGAATTATTACCCATTAGAAAAACTAAATTAAAAAATCTTATAGAACAATTACATAACCTAAATAAATCAAAAATATATACCGTTGAAACAATCGCTAAAAAATCAATTTTAAAAGATAAAATTAAATATCTAAAATCACTCATTAATAACACAGAAAATAATTCAGATATCATGAATTATCTTGGAACAACAGGAAATATTTTATTTGATTATTTTGATATAACATTCGGATCAAAATATAATATCCCAAAAAGTTATTATAAAAATGAAAATTTAGAAGATACAAATACAATTCCAAAAAATCTTAAAATTCTTGAACAATTAACACAACATATGAAAAAAATTAAAAAACCAGTTAAGAAAAGAAAAATTTCCCCCGATATTAAAGCAAAAAAATCCATTCTAGATTTTATTGAAATAAAAAAATCAAATCCATCCAATCAAACTAAATTAGAACTACAAAATAATTATTTATTAATTACCGATAAAACTTATGCATGCTCAAAAGTTAAAAAAATTAAATCTTATTTTTGCGAAAAATGCAATATCGAAAAAATATTATGTCCATCTGATTCTTATTATGTCTGTCCCAAATGTGGAGAAGTAGAAAATATTATCGTTGAAAGCGAAAACATAAATCATAAAGATTCATCCGACTCAAAACCAAAATATCCTTATAAAAAAATTAACCATCTTAAAGAAAAACTTGCACAATTTCAAGCTAAAGAAACAGCTGACATTCCAGACTCAGTATATGATATAGTCGATTTAGAACTTAAAAAAAATAGACTAAATCCTGATGAAATAACATTCAATGATATCCGAATTATCCTCAAAAAATATAAATTAACTGACCATTACGAACATTTACAACAAATATATTGCCGTGTATCAGGAAAATTACCTGTTTCTTTATCCAAAGAAACAGAAGAAAAAATAATTAACATGTTTTTATCTATTCAAGACCCATTTAGAAAATTTTGCCCCTCTAATAGATCCAATTTTCTAAACTATTTTTATGTTCTTAATAAAATTTTTAGAATAATCGGTTTAGAAATATATGCTGATTATTGGCCCCTTCTAAAAAGTAAGGATAAATTACGTGAACAAGACATAATATGGAATAAAATATGCAACCAGATGAAATGGGAATTTCATTCATCATTCAATATGTAAAATATAAATTTAATATGCATCGTCGCGTCTAATAAATATGTTTTAGTTTATATATTTATTATATTAGATGAATACTAAATTTACTAAACAAGATGACACCAAACAAATTTCAGATGTAAATGTTGACGATGAAACATTGAAATACAATAAAATTGATACTTTAGATGAGGATGATCCAATTGATTCTGCTGAAGGAAAATTATATGCATTAATTTCTTTTATCAGCCCGGAAGGATTAATGAATTGCAAAATAAGAGGAATAAAAATTAGAGGATTTTTTCATGCATCCAATGAAGAAGAATTTAAAGAACGATCGCTGAAATTAACTAATAAACTTAGAAAAAAAGATAAATATTTTGATATATTTGTCCAAGAAGTTGGAAAATGGTGTCCATGGGATCCTGACCCATACGACTCAAAAGCAGTTAAAAATGTTGAAATTGATGATGAGAAATTAAATGAAATCATGAAAAAAACCCAAAAACACAATATGATGGAACTCAATGAAATTGTTGGAAGACATAAAGAAGGAATTGATAAAAATGATAAAACATTTAAACAACGAATTGCAAGTACCATCAAAGATAATTCTGGATCTGGATCTGGATCTGGATCTGG